GACATACGATTATATCGTGCTAGTTACTGGTCTAGTGCCAAGAAAACCAGACTAAGTTTTAAAAGTTTTACAAGATGTTCGAGCTACTGTAAAATCTTTAGAGGTGGCAACACTTATTAAAGTTGTAGATGAAATGGGATGAGAACTAAACCGATTACCTTCCCTTGTAAATTAAATCCTAGATTAAATTCGGGGTAGTCAGTCGTTCGGTGACTCTAAAAGATAATGTTCGAGTGCTGGGTATCACTTTAAAGTACCTACTTTTAACTGGAGGGTTATTATGAAATTATATTTTAAATCAACAACACTAGATAAGAAGATAGCTTGGACATGGGTAGACATGAATAAAGCATACTGGCTTAGTTGGATTCCTAAGAAGTCTGATATCAAAATCGTTACAAGACTTAACAAAGAACAAAAGAAAGAAGCACGTGATGAACTGTGGGAAGAGTTACAATCCTCTGCACAATTCACACGTGATAGAAACAATGCAAGACGTAGAGCAAAAAGACTTGCACAAACAAATAAAACGTGATAGAATCTGAACACTTAATACTAAAAAACTAAACCATTGGAGGTAAATATATGTATGAGTATGTAGAAGGAAAAGCTATGTGGGCTAATGTCAGCACACCAAACACTAAGTTTGAACCACATAAGTATGGAATCGTGGTGTTGACTGATGAAGAGACTGCTATTAGATTAGAAAATGCAGGGTTATCCAGAGTAAGAACCAGAGATGGTCAAGCTAAGTATGACGAACCTGCTTTCTCATTTAGTAGAAAAGTAGAACGACATGATGGGACTACCAATCCTGCACCTAAGTTAGTTGACGGAGACGGAAACTCTTTAGATGTTAGTCTTGGTAATGGCTCTGAAGTTACTGTAAAGATTAAACCCTATACAGGAAAGTACGGTACGTTTGCAGAGTTAATAGCTGTAAAGGTTACTAATTTAATTGAATATACTGAACCAAGTTCAGACAACGAGGAATTTTAATATGATTATTACTATTAAGAATGATGATGGCGAATCAGTCTATGATGTTACTAAGATTGAGGACGAACAGAAGAGAGCAGGTGCTAACGTATCTATCAGTAAGATAGGAACATTGAATGTACTAGTAGAGGCATTGAACTATGCTTCACAAGGACATCAAAGCAATCTTGAATCTGTATTAAAAGATAGCCCAGAGGCTGTCGTTGAACAAGAAGAAGAAGAAACTGTAGAAGATTCAGAAGACGAATCTTAATTCATAGTGAGGGCTAACATGGATAAAACTTGGGACAAGCTACACCAACCCTGTCCACTTTGCAACAGTAGTGATGCTGTAGGAATCAACGAAGATGATTCAGCAAAGTGTTTCAGTTGTGGAGAATTTATGCCTAATTATACTAACGCATGTGGAGGAAAGGATATGCAAACAGCAAGAACGACAACGACAACTAAACAACCTGATGTGGTAGACGAGGGAAAATTTTCAGCCTTAACAGACAGAAAAATATCTCAAGCTACAGCCACTAAGTACGGGGTTAAATGTGTACACGATTTACAAGGTAATATCGTTAAACATTTCTATCCTTTCTATAATGGACACGAGCTATCAGCTACTAAGGTTCGTAACGTAAGGAACAAAGATTTCTTTTTATCCGGCAGTTACAACGATACAGGTTTGTTTGGTCAACAACTTTTCAAGGGTGGTAAGTACGTTACCATTACTGAAGGGGAGTGTGACGCTATGTCTGCTTATGAACTACTTGGTTCTAAGTGGGCTGTAGTATCTATCAAGCGTGGAGCAAACGGAGCAGTTAGGGATGTCAAGGAAAGCCTTGAGTTCTTTGAAGAGTTTGAGAATGTAATCATTGCATTTGATAATGACAAGGCAGGTAAGGAAGCATCTATTAAAGTTGCTAGACTATTTAAACCTAGTAAGGCTAAGATAGTTACACTACCTAACGGATTCAAAGACCCTAACGACATGCTTCGTTCTAACAGACATAAAGAGTTTGTTGAATGTTGGTGGTCAGCTAAAGTTTATACACCCTCTGGTGTTATAAATGTATCTGAACAACGTGAGAAGTTTCACAATCGTGAGAAGAAACAAAGCGTACCCTATCCTTATGAAGGACTAAACAAGAAATTGTATGGTCTTAGGGCAGGAGAACTTGTAACTCTTACAGGTGGTACTGGTCTTGGTAAGTCAAGTGTTACAAGAGAACTTGAACATCATCTTATTAAGAACACTACAGACAACGTAGGTATCATAGCACTAGAAGAAGATTGGAGAAGAACCATTGACGGTATCTTATCTATTGAAGCTAACGCTAGGTTATATGTTGACCAAGAACGTGAGAAGTTTTCTCAAGATGAACTAGATAAGATGTTTGATATTCTCTATGACGGAGAGAACAAGAACAGGGTGTGGGTACATTCACACTTTGGGACTAATGATATTGATGACATCTTTACTAAACTTAGATTCATGATTATTGGATGTGACTGCAAGTGGGTGGTCGTTGACCATTTACACATGTTAGTTAGTGCAGTACATGAAGGAGATGAGAGACGTGCCATTGATACTATCATGACTAGACTTAGAAGTTTGGTAGAAGAGACAGGTGCAGGAATCATTTTAGTTTCACACTTACGTAGAGTTGATGGTAACAAAGGACATGAGAACGGTATAGAGGTTTCTCTATCTCATCTAAGAGGTTCTAATAGTATTGGACAGCTTAGTGATTGTGTGATAGCCTTAGAAAGAAATCAACAATCAGATGATGAGGATGAAGCAAGAACTACAAAGCTTCGTATCTTAAAGTCTAGGTATACTGGAGATGTAGGCATGGCATGTAGAGTTATATATGATGCAGAAACTGGCAGACTATCTGAAATATCAGATGATGACATAACTTTTGATGCTAGTCTTGACGAGGCATTTTAATGGACTTAGTATTTGACATAGAAACAGATGACCTTAAAGCAACTCTGGTACATTGTATCGTTGCTCAAGATATGGATACTGGAGAGATATATAAATTCCCTCCAGATAAATTGAAAGAAGGTTATGACATGTTAGCTAATGCAGATACTTTAATAGGTCACAACATCATTGGGTTTGACATACCTATGGTAGAGAAGTTCGGTGGTGTTGACTTGTCAAAGATACCAGTCATTGATACTCTTGTACTATCAAGACTGTTTAACCCTAACAGAGAAGGTGGTCATAGCCTTGAGAAGTGGGGTTACAAATTAGGATATCATAAGATAGACTTTTCAGATTATCTTAATTATTCTAAAGAGATGTTGGACTATTGTGTTAGAGATGTACAACTCAACGCTGTAGTGTTAAAGAAACTTAGAGAGGAGAGTAAAGGATTCTCTAAACAATGCATAGCTATTGAACAAGGTGTAGCTAGGATAATGAAACAACAAGAAGTAAATGGTTTTAAGTTTGATTTACAATCAGCATTGATGTTACTTGCTGAACTTAGAGAAAAGAAACAAGCCATTGAAGATGAAGTTCATAATACATTTAAACCTAAGTGGGTAGATGATAAATTAGTTAAGCCCTACATCAAGAAAGATGGAGACTTATCTAAGCGTGGACTTACAGATGATGAGTATCAAAGATGTTTAGATACAAATAACTTTGAACCCTTTATGAGACAAACACTACAAGACTTTAATCTTGGTAGTCGTAAACAGATAGGAGAATATCTTATTGACTTTGGTTGGAAGCCTGAAAGGTTTACACCTACAGGTCAGCCTATAGTAGATGAGAAAACCCTATCAGCAATCACACACATACACGAAGCTAAACTTATAGCAGACTTCTTACTACTTCAAAAGCGTATAGCTCAAGTTGATTCTTGGGTTGAAGGAGTACAAGAAGATGGTAGAGTACATGGCTTTGTAATACCTAACGGTGCTATCACAGGAAGAATGACACACAGGAATCCTAACATGGCACAAGTACCGGCAATCTATAGTCCTTATGGCAAGGAATGTAGAGCCTGTTGGACTGTAGAAGAAGGTAATGTTTTAATCGGAGTTGATGCTTCTGGTCTTGAGATTAGAATGTTAGCTCATTATATGAATGACGAGGAGTACACAAATGAAATTCTCAATGGAGACATACACACCGCTAATCAAAAACTTGCAAACCTTGAATCAAGAGATAAGGCAAAGACATTCATCTATGCACTTATGTACGGAGCAGGAGATGAAAAACTTGGAAGCGTGGTCGGAGGAAGTACATCAGATGGTAAGAGAGCTAGACAATATTTCTTTGATAATAAGCCTACATTTAAGTCTCTTAGAGACAGAGTACAAAGAGCTTCAGCAAAAAATTATCTCAAAGGATTAGACGGTAGGAAGCTTTATGTTCGTAATCAACATTCAGCATTGAACACTTTACTACAGGGTGCAGGTGCTATCGTAATGAAACAAGCATTAGTTATGTTAGATGATGTGTTAAGATTAAATGCAATGGATTATAAATTCGTAGCTAACATACATGATGAGTGGCAGATAGAAGTACCAAAAGATAAAGCTGATTTCATAGGAAAATTTGCAGTAGATAGTATTGTAAAAGCAGGAACACATTTTAATCTTCGTTGTCCTTTGGATGGCGAATACAAGATAGGAGATAACTGGAGTGAAACCCACTAAAGAAGACAGAAAGAAATTTGATATTGACTTAGAGTATGGAGAGATAAGAGAAGATAAAATAAAAGACATGCTAACTGGTAAGAAGATAGAAGTTAAATCAGAAAAAGGTATGTGGATGAAGACAGGAAACATATGTATAGAGTATGAGTCTTGGAACAAACCATCAGGAATAAGAGCAACGGAATCAGACTATTGGTTTCATAACTTATGTGTAGGAGACAATGAGTTCTGTACTCTTGTATTTAAAACAGATGTACTTAGAACTATTGTTGATGACCTTGATAGTTTTAAAACTGTATGTGGTGGAGACCATAACGCTAGTAAAATGTTCTTAGTTAATCTTCAGAAATTATTCTCATCAGATGTCATAAAAGCATTTAAGGAAACTGAAGATGAAAAAAAATAAAAAAACACTTGACACATTAGTAGAAGATATATATAATGAATTGTCGGCATTAGGAAAAGGCGAACATCTTAACATAGATGAAGAGTCAATCGAACAGTTTGGAGAGTCTATGAAACAGATTCTACATGACTGGTCACACCCTAGCCCAAGAGGTAAACCTAGTTTAAGAATGTCTAACATAGGTAAACAGCCTAGACAATTATGGTATGAGATGAACTCTGATTCTGATAATACAGAAGTCATATCTCCACCTACATTTATTAAGTTCTTGTACGGACACTTGCTTGAAGAGATAGTTTTATTTCTTGTTAAGTTATCCGGACATGAAGTAACAAGTGAACAGAAAGAGATAACAGTATCTGGAATTAAAGGACACATGGATTGTGTTATTGATGGAGAAGTTGTTGATGTTAAGACTGCTTCTAACTATGCCTTTAAGAAATTTAAAGATGGTACTCTAGCAGAGGATGACCCATTCGGATACATGGCTCAATTAGCAGGTTACGAATCAGCAGAAGGAACTACTCATGGTGGTTTCCTTGCTCTTAATAAAGAGTCTGGAGAGTTAGCTATGTTCAAGCCTGATAACTTTGATAAGCCTAATATCAAAAAGAAAATAACTGATATTAAAAAGGCTGTTAAGTTAGCAACACCTCCTGATAAATGTTATGATGATGAACCAGATGGTAAGTCTGGTAACATGAAACTTGCAAGGGGTTGTACTTGGTGTAGGTTTAAACATGAGTGTCACGAAGATGCTAACGATGGTAAAGGTTTAAGAGTATTTAAATATTCAACAGGTTATAGATACTTAACTCAAGTACCTAAAGTTCCTAATGTTATAGAGGTAACACAAATATGAGTGGTAAGAAATCAAAACTGTTAAGACGTAAGGCTGAAGGATTACTTATAGGTTGGATTCAAAGCATGACTCCAGAAGGAGAAGATGCTAGTAAGATTAATAAGAAAAACTTACATGAGTTTCTACCAGAGCAAACACATATCTTTGCTAACAATAGATTTATGCTAAGTGCTTACAGTCTTAGATGGTTCTATAAGAAAGTAAAACAAAATCCTAACTTTCATTTGGAAGAGTTAAGTGGTTAGAAGAGTACCTAGAAAACCTAGACCAAAGAAAGTAAATGTACCTAAAGGGTATGACAGTTTATGGGAAGCAACCTTACATGAGACTGTACTACAAGAATGGAAACATCATTGGGATAATATTAATTATGTTGTTAAGCATAAATACGAACCTGATTTTGTAAAGGTTATAGATGGTAAAACAATTTTACTAGAAGCTAAAGGTAGGTTCTGGGACTATGCAGAGTATAGTAAGTACATACATGTTAGAGAAGCTTTACCTAAAGACTATGAGTTAGTCTTCTTATTTCAGAAGCCTTTCTCTCCAATGCCTCAAGCTAAGAAAAGAAAAGACGGAACTAAAAGAACCCATGCTGAATGGGCAGAGACAAATAATTTTAGATGGTATAGTGAAGATACACTACCGGATGAATGGAGAAATGATGAACTATAAATTTAACGAAGATAAAATATTAAATGAATTAAAAGCTTACGTAGGTAATACGTATGACCAACACTATGCTAATGGTAAGTACCAAGCAACAGATATGATAATTGATTCCGGATATGGAGAAGGATTCTGTCTTGGAAACATTATGAAATATGCTATGAGGTTTGGTAAAAAGGATGGTAAAAATAATTTAGACCTATATAAAATAATACACTATGCTATAATAGCAATCTACGTAAACAATAAGGAACAAGATAATGGTTGAAGATAAGATAGGTACTAAACAATACTTAGGTATAGAAATAGATTATGACAGAGAAAAAACATTTGATAAGTTTAGTCTTGATACTTTAAAAGATAGATACTTATGGGATAACGAAACCCATGCACAGGAAGCTTTTGCAAGAGCATCAGTATTCGGTGCAACCTTTAAAGGAGAAACAGATTTTGAATTGGCTCAAAGACTTTATAACTACAGTTCCCAAAGGTGGTTCATGTTTAGCACTCCTATACTTAGTAACGGAGGAACAACTCGTGGGCTTCCTATCAGTTGTTTTCTTAATTATGTTCCTGATAGCAGGGGTGGTTTATCAGCTCATTATGATGAGAACATATGGTTGGCAAGTTCGGGTGGCGGTATCGGTGGCTATTGGGGAGACATTAGAAGTAACGGTATATCTACTACTCATGGCTCTCGTTCTACTGGCTCAATTCCTTTCATGCATGTAGTTGATTCCCAGATGTTAGCTTTTAATCAAGGCACAACTAGACGTGGTTCTTATGCGGCTTACATGGACATCAGTCATCCAGAGATTGAAGAGTTTATTAACATGCGTAAAGAATCCGGTGGAGACATCAACAGAAAGAATCTCAAC